GCACGCCGTTTGAGGAAGAGTATCCCTACACGGATGAAGATGGCGTAGTTCTCGTTACAGGGCGCAAATACTTTGACCGGGACGTAAGTGGAGAAATTGTTCGGGATAGCGCCGGGAAACCGAAGAAGCAGTTCCGGCAGTTCATGAATGGTCGTCAAGGCGTGCCTGAACCCAGACCTCTTTATAATATCCCGAACATATCTGGAGCAAACAAAGTTATATGGGTCGAGGGAGAAAAATGCGCGAACGCTTTAACTGAGCTAGGTTACGCTGCAACTTGTACCATCGGTGGTGCAGGTATGCTGTCAGAGAACACGGCACATAAGTTCGACTTTACGCAACTGCGCAACAAAGAATTAGTCCTATGGCCTGACAATGACGAAGCCGGCAAGAAGCTCGCTCGCATTGTCGAAGCGAAAGCTAAAGAAGCCGGGGCAAAAAGTACACTGATTTTGCAAATACCTGCCACAAAAGAAGAGAAGTGGGACGCGGCAGACGCAATTGATGAGGGCTTTGACATTGAGAAGTTCATTAAATCTCAAGAAAGCAAGATTAAGAAACCGATCTCTCTGCTAGACGAGAGCCTGTTAATCGACAAGTATTTCGTTGGTTCCCCACCAGAACAAAAGTTTCTTATAGGAGACACAATACCGCTCGGCGTGCCTACAGTGTTCGCAGCAGCAGGGGACAGTGGTAAAGGTATGATGACACTCGATCTCGCAATGAAGGTCGCATCGGGCGCATCTATGCAAAGCGCATTCGGTGGCCTCGTAGCAGAGCACGGAGATGTAATCCTAATTACAGCAGAAGATGATAAAGGTGAGATGCACAGACGTATCTCTCGCCTTGATCCACAGAAGTATCGTGAACATTACGATCATAAGCTGCGCATCCTACCGCTCCCTAACCTCGGCGGCGTGTTTCCAATTATGCAGAAGTTCGACAACAGCTACCTTATGGGTGCAGAGTTCGAACGCATCTATGAGCAAATGCTTGAGCTATCTAACCTGAAGCTGATTATCATTGATCCTATGGCATCGTTTGTTCACGCAGATGTGAACGCCGATCCAGCGGCGGGTGCTGCATTCATGGGCCTACTCGCACAGATGGCAACCGAAACAGGCGCAACAGTCATGGTTAATCACCACATGGCGAAGATCAAAGATAACGAGCCAGTTAAAACGCCAGAGCAAGCGCGTAATCTCATCCGCGGTACATCAGCTATCGTTGATGGCGTGCGCTGCGCATTCTCGGTTTGGTCAGTAGACGAAAGCACAGGCAAGCAACGGTGTAGAGACCTGAACATAGAATACACACGCAATGGCGTGTTCGATGGAGCGGTCGTTAAATCAAACGGCCCAGCTAATCGAGACATCAGACACTTTATTCGTAACCCGAACACTGGCCTACTCGAAGATCGTTCGGTTGATATTAGATCGCTGGCTATGTCGCATACGGTTCGTCAGCGCCTTGAACACATTGCTGAGTTCGTGCGTATGCGCGAAAACGAAGGCCGTGCCGTGTCTTTCGGTGGGAAAGATGATGGCCTATATCCTGCCGTACACGAATCAAATTCAGGTGAGCCGTGCGTTATATTCCTTCAAAGCGCAGGAAAAGAGTCAACAATCAAAGCCGCTATCACTTCCGCAATATCCGCTGGACTAATTCGTAGGTACACGCTGACAGCAGGCGGAACAGAGAAATGGCTCGGAGCTATGGATGGCCCACTTGCTCATGGCGAATACGAACGACAGACCGGGCGGGATAACATATAACCCGATAATTTGTTCGGGTTAAAAGGTTAACTGAACCTGTCGTCCAATTAACTTTTTTGTTGCTACTGATGGTAATTAGTGGTAATAATCCCATATGTAAAGTCATCGGGGGAAACTCCCCCATTTACACAAAAAAAGCAATAACGCCGTAATTGCACATTTTGGGAAATAACGGCGTAATCGTCATTTAAAGGAGAATCAAATGTTACACGTTTTTACAGAAACAGCACCAACTCTATCGGAAGCTCAAGAACTCGTCGGTGGATTGGTCGAACTGGTTCGATCACCAACAGATCCAGAAATCCAGATCCTCGTTAATGAAGAGGGTTTGCTCAGAGGGTTGCCATTTAATGAAGAGGCTTCCAGACTTTGCGACACAGGCATCGTAGGAGACGCAATCATTTTAAAGGGAGAAGCAAAATGGACGTAGACATCGCTAAAGTTTTAGAGCGAACTAAAAGGTGCGCTTTTACTGGCAAAAAAAGAGCAGAAGAAAGAGGAAACCATAATGTTAAACAGCAAATGGAAGAGATCGAAGCCCTGTTGGATATACTAGAAACAAAAATAAAAGAAAGGGATGAGGAAATTGAAGCAGCAACCAAAGCAATGGCAGATTGATAAGTATCAAGACATATACAAAAAGGCTTGGGATCGTCAAAACAAAATTGACAGAGTGACGAACCCAAAGCTAGTCCCATCACCTCAAGCAAAAAACGGACAAGACGCAGGGAAGTTTGGAAAGATGGGAGGAGCGCCAAAGCTCGCGCTTTCTGAAAATGCTAAGATTATAAACAAAATGTTAATGAAGGATATGAAGGTATCAGAAATTGCTGATATTCTCGGGAAGTCTCATCAAGCAGTAACGCAAATTAAAAACAGATACAGTCTTCCAAGGAAGTAATAATACCCTCGAACTTCGGTTCGGGGGTTTTGCTTAAATAAACATACTTGCAAAATATTTTAACTGGTGTATTTATTAAGCCTCATAACCAGAGAGGAAATAAAATGGGAAAACCTTTAAGAGCCGTTATCGTTATTGATATTGAGGCACAAACCTTCCGGGACGTAAGCGAACTTGACACGGCGATACGAAAAAAAGCACAAACACTTTGTGATGAGCTAGTCGATCCATCAAACACTTCCAAAGATGACTTGTGTATTATGAACCATCAAGCTGGTGTTCTTCTTGGAGAAAGACGCGGCCCAACGGGATCAATCCACAACATAGTTTTTAGGGGTACAAGAGGGCCAAACTCTATTAAAGAGGCCGACTTAGAAAACAAACTCAAAAATAATTTAAACTTAGTTGAATACTAAGTAATCGTGTGGGTGGCCGTTGATATTTAAAAGTTTTGGCGCTTTTTGGTAGCAACGTCATCTTAGGCTAAACAACCACCGTCGCACTACCGCGGCAAGTCGATCTCACTTGTGATGATAGCCACCCACTCGAAATTTATAACAAACCAAGCCACCTCACGAAAGAAAATTGTTCGGGTTTAACCAAACTTTCGGGCCTTGACTTCGGGCGAATCTTGCCAAGCAAAGTAGACGGATCTTTTCGGGAGTAGAAAACGTGACTGCCAACTTGCGTAACCTCATGAAGATCTTTCCTCCAAACAGGCTTTACCTTCAAAGCATGATAATGATCCGCAGCAGAGTAAGGCAAAACCCGAACATCTTTGACAATCTCAGCAGCTAAGTCTTGCGAAGACTGCCAAGAACTTTCGTCCTTTGGCTTCGGGAACTTGCCATCCCGAACAAAAGAAAACTGACGGGGTTGCATCACAACATCGCAAATACTGTCAGGGAAATTCTTAGACTGAACGCGGTTTACAATCACACGCGCAACCATAAGCTGCCCATAATGCGGCTCCCCCCTAGCCTCATGGTAAAGGGCAAGCGCCAAACACATACTAGCAATCATTTGCTCACTCCCAACTTCTTCATCCAATTTACAAGAACCTGATAGCTCTTTAACCCGAGCAAATCTGCCGCCTCGTATAATGTCGGGGCTTTCTTCAAAGCTCTGCCAATGTAATCACGCTTAACATCGTCAATCGCGCCCAGCACATCAAAGCCCTTCTCCTCAACTTCGAAGCGATCAAGGGGCAAAAGCCCCTCAACCTCGTCCTTAATACTGTCCAGATCGGATTGCGTTTTTACCTCGCTCAAGCGGTCAAGCAAGTAACGGAATGTAGGTTTATCCATCACCATTTCTCCCCAAATACCTTGCGAAACACATCGTCCAGCATCTTATCCATCTCACGCTCACTCATCTTCATCCTCCCGTTCAATCTCCCCCAAGCCATCGCAAAGCTCACAATGATGTAACTCCTCGTAAAGCTCCCCAATATCGCGGCTCGGTGAATGGGGCATTGGAACTTCAACAGCCACAACGCCATCACCATCGCAATCGGGGCACGGCATCATCGAGCTTTCCTGCAAACCCACAACATAATTTCCCATCTTACTCATCCTACCAACTCCCTACATATTCAACAGAACGCCAAGGCCCGCCATCAACCCAGTCAGCAGCCTTGCGAAACGTATTCACAGTT